AGAGTAGGATATCCTACTCTAGAGGGAATTAGTTTATTATGTTTTTATGAGGTCGATGGATACTCGATTAATGTTAATCTTTAAATTGAAAAAGGATATTATAATGTCTGAAAAGAAATTCCCTAAGCTCCCTATTGAGCTAGAACCTACTGAGAAACCTTTGGAATCTGATTCTACTTTGATTGCTGGTTTGAAAGTTGTTTACAACGATGAAACATTGCCTAAAGATGAACACAATGACCAACTGGTAAAAAATCGTAAAGCAATGTATCGTGGTGAATTGCCTCCAGCTAAAGAAGAAAAAGCTGATGGTAAAGCCGGTAAAGAAGCAGAAGGTGGTGAACCAGGTGCTACTCGCACTAACTTCGTACCTCCAGTAAGTGCAGAACCAGGTGCTGCTGCTTCCGGTGATAACGTAACTGGTGAGGAATCTCGCCGTGGTGGTAAACCAGCTCGTACTACTGAAACTTCTGAAGCCCGCTCTGGTGTCTCTCCTGAAGCTTAATCTAAATTAACTTACTATACGCCGACCTTATGGTTGGTGTATAGTAAATATTATTAGTACCTTATCTTTTTTGATAGTGATTAATTTAACAGGAGTTCTAACTATGTCTTATCTAGATAGAATAAATATAGATTTTGATAGAGATTTATTCATTCTTCCAGTAGATGAGTATAAACGAGATATTGACCCAATTGGTCAGTATATCGAACAACAATCTCAATTCTTACACATCATGGAAGATATCTCTCTCGAAGAAGCAGAAGCATTTGTTAAGAAAACAATTGGTAAAGAAGGTAAATACCCAATTATAAACCCAATGGTAACCTATGTACGTAAAGATGAATATGGTGACCGAGTTAAAGACAGAACCAGTTTGTTAGGTTATATTAATTCTACTTTAAAAGAGAATGAAGTATTAACAGCGACATTTACGACATTCGTTAGTCAAGATAAAAAACTATCTTATATTTCAGAATACGTAGACCATCAAATCCCTAAGCGTAAAAAATTAAAGAAACTTCAGTTTCAAAAGAAACAAGAAGGTGATAAAGTAGGCGAAGCATTTGCTAACAATGGACAGAACAATATTAAACGTTCTATTAACTCTATTTCAGGAGCTTCTTCTATTGTTTCTACGCCTATCTATATGGCCTCTATGCACCCTATCCTTACTTCTACGTGCCGTATGACTTCAGGCTATGCTAACGCCAATAACGAGAAGCTATTAGGCGGTAATCGTCATTACCATAACCCAGATGTCACCATTAATAATCTTTGTGTATTAACTTACAGAATTAATGAAGATAAGATTGAAAAGTTTCTTAACGATAATAACCTTTATGTTCCTACAGCTGAAGAGTTATTTGAAGATATCTTAAACTCTACTCGTCTTTATTGGAGATGGTCTGAAAAAGAACAAATTATTTTAGAATTCTTAAAGAAATGTAATCGAGAGCAAAGAGCTTCTATTGCATTTACTTACGACATGTACTTAATGCGTAAGTATAATCCAGAATTCATGAAAAAGTTTATCATTCGTTTAGCGACTAATAAAGTACCTGATTCCGACATGACCATTGCAGATGCTAAAACCATCTTTAGTAAAGCAAAAGAATCTATTCGTAATATTGGTATCCAGATTAATGCTGATTTAGTAAAAGGTTTGAAAGAAGACCAATACGTAGATACAGATACTATTTTAAAAATCAGTAGCTGTATAGTTAACATCTACCAAACCTTTGAGCTATACAGTGATTATATCACTACATTCTTAAGAAGTAACCATATCCCACCATCTCTAGCTATGTTTCCAAATAGCTTAAGGAAAGTGGTATTAATGTCAGATACAGACTCCTCTATGTTTACCACTCAAGGTTGGACAAACTGGATTGTAGATGAAACAAATGATGAGTCATTACGATTCCCTGTATTTGCGAATATTGTAGGTTTAGTAGACGCTACTTTAAAACACCATTTGGCTATTATGTCTTTTAACTTAGGTGTTTCTAAGAAGAAATGGTCTTTGATTTCCATGAAGAATGAGTTTAGTTTTGATACATTTGCTTCCATGGGTAAAACCAAACACTATATTGCTTCGATTAACTATCAAGAAGGCAACGTGTATAATAAGATTTCTATTGAGAAGAAAGGTGTTCACCTAAAGAACTCTAACTCACCTCAAGAAATCATTAACCACGCTGAAGACATTATGCTTCGTCTTTATAGTATTAAAGAGAGAGCAGAAAGAAAACTAGATAATTGTTCTGTTAAATTAACCAGCATACTTAAAGAAATTGCTGATGAAGAAAGAAAGATTTTCAGAATCGTAGACCAAGGTGATGTAGAATACTATCGGTCTAAACAGATTAAAGACGAAGAAGCGTATAAGAATGATGGTGAGAATTCACCTTATGCTCATTATACTTTCTGGAATGAAACATTTGGTCATTATTACGGTTTTACAGCACCTCCACCTTATAGTGCATTTGATGTAAAACTAAGTATTAATAACAAAACCAAAATGAAAGAGTTCTTAGATTCGTTTGAAAATCAAGAATTAGCAGACAAGATTAGAAAGAATATGGAAAGACGAGGTAAAGATGTATTGGGTACCATCAATATCCCGTATGAAGTATTCGTAGGTAAGTCTATTCCAAAAGAGATTATCCCTTATGTAGCTAAGCGAGAATTGGTAGCTAATATTTGTAGCCCTTATTATATCGCATTAGAAGCAGTAGGTATGTTCTTCTTGGATAAGAATGTAACTAAACTAATTTCAGATTACTATTAAATAAGGAAACTAAAATGGATAATATCTTCTGGGGTGTTTACCTAGCAGATATCGTAGGTACAATAAAAGTTACCGCTTTTGTACTGATGTGCTTAATGTCACTGGTTCTATGGATACTAGTGGGTATGAAATCGGATAACCTTGATGTACCGAGATGGCAATTTGTAACAGCTAGTATCGTATTGGTTGTTTCTGTTATTATCAATATTGTCACACCTAGTAAGCAAGCCATATACATCATGTTGGGTGTTAAAGCTACTGGTGTTATATTAGACCAACCTGTTGCTAAAAAGACCATCGAACTCTTAGAATTGAAGATTGATAAAGAGTTAGATGAAATTAAAAAGGATGCTAAAGACAGTAAGTAAATATATCTCTACTCTACCTATTAAGGTAGAGTAGAGTATACTTATCTATGTTTTTATTTTTATAGATTAAACAACCATTCAATTTCTTCAACATACAAATCATGTAAATCAGAAATCCTACTGTCTTTAAATACACGACCTCCATTTAAAGAAATCAATTCTTGTCTTAAACGTGTTAGATAACCACTATTGACATTCTTATCTTGCATACCAGGTGTTAATAGACAATGCTTTAAGAACCTAGTCATAGCCAATACATATATCCATTTATTTTGTCTGGTTAACAATATCTTAGGTGTATCCATAAACTCTAATGCTCTTATGTCACCTACACCATGGATATTAGCAGCTATCTTTTCAATAGGGTAATTACCCTTTCTAGCCATATTCCAGATATCCTCAATATCTTTATCTAACTCTTTACTATTATTGTTTATGTAAAAAGAAGTACCAGCATAATCAATCGTTTTAGCCATAGAGTCATCAGTTAATAAGATATTCTTATTAATAATTACTTGGTTAATGTGGCTAGGTAACATATTAGGTAAAACACACATTCCTAAGAAATATCCTGTATTAGGTAATTTATGGTCAGGATTGACTAACTTTATTTCTCTATGGTGTCTTAACCAAGCAGCATATTGTAAATGCAATAAATTGATGTCAATTTGAATAATAGCAAATCCAGGTCTATCTACATAATTCTTACTGGTCATTAAGTTATAACTAATATGGTTTTGGTCATGTCGTAAAACAGTAACAGGTACTAAGTCTTGCCAGTTTTCTTTTACATATTCCCAATCCCAATAGTTATCGACTTGCGTAATGATTTCAGTAGTAGTAGGGCCGTAGAAGTTACCATAGTGTAATTTACCAATACTTCGGTCTGAAGATAAACCTAATGCATTTGCATGATACCATGCTTTATCGTTATTATAAACATATGCAGATACGAATTTATCAGGTATGTTTTTAGGCATGGCAAATGATTCAATAATACGGTGAAGAATATGGTAACCACCTACGTAATAATAATTATTACGATACCAGTTAATGGCTTTAGCTAGTCGGTTATCAATAACTCGATTAGCGAATTTTAGGTGCCACACATCCTCTTTACGAAACCGTGTAGGAAATCCGACTAGATTAAACATATTTGTAGTCTTTCTTATTTAAATAGGTATTAGAATAAAAGTATCATCATAAGATTTTATTATTTATTATTTCGAGATAAAACTTGAATATACCTATATATGAATATGTACGAATTAGATACTCAAGAGAGTATCGACCCTAGGAGATATAATATCTAGTTTATTAAATACAGAGAAAACATTAACTTTTAATGTATTTAAAAAAATTATGGTAATATATCATTAAAGTGTAGTAGGTAGTATTGATGTCAATATTACATATTACAAACAAGGCTAATACAGCCGTGTTTAATTAAGCTTAATTTAACATTCTTATCAAAAAGGAAATCAAAATGGCAATCAATGACAAACGCCAACCTCAACAACCTTCCGTTAATAGCATGGAAGATATCAGTAAAATCGCTGGTAACAGCACTTCTAACAACCAACAAAACCAACAACCTTCTTCTACTAAACGCACTGGTGGTTTCACCTTTGCTTCTCAAGAAGGTCTTTTTGGTTCTACTTTCACCGTTGTAAATGACGGTCTGATGAAGATGGTTGAACAAATGAAAACCATCATCAAAGAGAATACTCAGTCTAATCGTCTGGAACTGGGTTTCTATCCGTTGGACCGCAACAACCATGACTTGGGCATGGACATTCTGTTGGTTACTACCCGTGACACAGAACTGAAAGGCCCACATGGCGTTTATGCGCTGGTAATCTGTACATCAGACACTACTCTGACTACAGAAACTACCCAAGCTGGCCCAGGTCAACGTAGCTACACCATTAACACTTACCCATCTCAAATCTTCGAAGCAGATAACATTGTACAATTCTTGCTGCAAGCTGCTCGTGATTGCTTGGGTAGCAATGATGTGGTATTTGCTGGCGGTTGCCCAATCTTTACTGACTTCGTTAATTTCGAAGACAAGAAAGAAATCCAACCAGCTTTGCTGAATGCAATCAATGCTTGTACTCTGAAAGCATTCGCTGCATTTAACGAAGCACAAGGCAAACTAGAGGATATCAACTTGTTGGAATACGACAACAAGAAAGAAACCCTCGAAGTTGACCGCAAACTGGTTAGCGGTGTAGTTAAAGACTTCCACGGTAACCCAATCCGTGCTGACTGGCAACATGTTGTAAACGCACGTCAAGTACAACAAAACAATGTTGGCTTCGTTGGTGGCTCTGTAGCTAAAGAAGTATTCTCTATCTCTGGCTATACTGACGTAGTAATGGTAAACCCAGCTAACACTACTCACGTTGACTCTCCATGGGCACGTAAGAAATTGGCTCAATCTACTGACGAGCAAATCTTCTTGCCAGTAAACGTGTTTACTAGCTTGATGCCAACTCGCGCACAATCTTTGGGTAACATCATCTACGCATTGGGTGTAGGTATTGGTGCTACTTTTGCAGACTACTGGTACATCTACCAAGCATTGAACCCACTGAACCGTGCTCCTGATTGGCAACACACCATTGCTGGTTTGGGTTACGAAGCTTCTGAAATGTTCCGTATGCCTGAGTTCGCACCATTCCCAACTCCAGCCACTGACCCAAATGTATCTGAAAATGATTATTTGGATATCATTGGTCGTTACTTCTTGGATTCTACATCTTTCGCAATCGATGTAGGTTTGGGTACTCCAACTGAATGGATGATGGCTGACTTCGTGAATGCGGCGTTTGAAGAAGACCATGTTGCAATTCAACCTGATTCTGAAAATGCTAAAATCTTGGCAGTAACTGACCACTTGTTCGGTGGCCGCTTTAAAGAAGTATACTCTTCCTTGGGTGGTACTGGTCGTGTAGTATTTACTCTGCCAAATCGTCGTTTCTTGGTAGGTCAATACCACAACGCACAAACTGGCGATACTCGCTCATTGCAAGACGTTGACCGTTTGTTCTTGGACAATAACGTTAACGGCATTAAAGAGAATCTTGAGTTTACTCGTGCCTTGGTAGGTGCTCAATCAGACCCACGTCTGGAAGTACAACAAGGTATCGGTATCCAACAAGAAATCGTTGGTACTCTGTTGCCACATTCTCGCATCGTAGGTTACGGTGCACGTTTGGAGATTGAAAACATCTACGCACGTGCTGTACACCAATGTATGTTGGAAGTAGGCCCACGCCTGATTAACCGTAACGTAACAAACACCTTCGGCCAAAATATGTTTGCGAACTACATTGGTTCTGCAATGATTGACAGCCTGGGTCGTTCAATCTTGTCTAACCAAACATCAAGCAATGGCCCACGTAGCTCTTTGTTTGGTGCACGTTGGGGTAATGGCGGCAACAACAGTGGTAACACTTACTAATTACCTTCTGAAATAGAAGTAGATACTACCGAGGGGATAAAACCCTTCGGTAGTATTTTATTTTTATTTTGTATAATTTTTCAAGATTCGATATATTTGAGTAGTTTATACTGCTTTTATATAAGGAAACTAGGAATTTAAAGAGAGGTAATCAATGGGTGTACATTTAAAATATATTAGCTCCGATGAGCTATTTAATAGAACCCATCACAGCAAAATCGTAATCAATGAATTATCTAATCGTACTATCCGAGATAAAGCGATTGTAAATAGTTTATTGATGTTGGAAGTAGGTGAAGCATTTGACAATATCCCTAGTTGTCAGTGTGGTGCTCTTTCAATGAACATCTACAAAGGTGTACGATGTAGCAAATGTGATTCGGTCGCAGAAGAGGTTGTATCTACCGACTTAGATAATAAAATGTGGGTTCGCGCGCCTATCGGTGTTCCTGCATTAATGAATCCAATGTTGTGGTTTCAATTACAAACCTATTTGGAACGTTCAACGTATAAGTTTAATTTGTTACAATGGCTAACCGACCCTACGTATAAACCAAAGGTAACAAAGTTCACCAAATCTATTTCGATGATGTTGCAAAGATTAGATGAGTTAGGTTTAAATGTTCGAGATTATCAGCACTTCTACGATAACTTCGATACCTATATTCACTTACTTTTAACAGAAAAAGAATTTAGACGCAGTTCAGATACAACATCCGTATCTGGTGAAGCGTTACTAAAACTTTTCAAAGAAAATCGAGATATTGTTTGGCAGCAATACATCCAAATCCCAAATAAAGCTGTTACCATTATCGAAAACTCAAATGGTAAAAAATGGATTGACCCAAGTACACCAAAACTATTACGAGCCATTCGTTTAATGGTAGGTATTGACAATGAGGATAATGTCCGTGGTGGTATTTCTACTAAAACCAAATTAGCCAGAGCTTCTAAGTTCTTGAGCTATTTTAGTGAATATCAATCTATGGAAATTAACCCTAAGTTCTTGGGTTCTAAACCAGGTGAAATCCGTAAACACGTTATTGCAACACGCTCTAACTTTACAGGTCGTTTTGTAGTAACAGCAATCAATGGCCCGCACCACTATTCAGAAGTGCGTTTACCATGGATTGGGTTTATGGGTATGTTTGCTCCACAAATCCGTGCAAAACTGTACCACAAGTATGGTTTGTCTTCATCAAGAGTAAATGAAATCATGACGAAGTATCAGAAGGTGTATCACCCTAAGTTACATGAAATCATGTTGGAATTAATTGATGAATCCACAGATTCTGAAGGCAACAAAGGTATTACCATTATCATTAACCGTAACCCATCGTTAAAACATGGTTCGATTGTACGATTACGTATTCCTCCAGTAGTAGGTGTTAAGACAGATGTACGCGATATGTCTGCTTCAACATCTGGTAAAATTGCAGCATGGTATAATGGTGACTTTGACGGTGACCAAGAAACCTTCTTAGCTGTACTGGATAAACGTATGTCAAAAGCATTTGAACCATTTGATGCTAAGTATTCAGTAGGTGATTTAATTAATGTCTACGAAGCAGACGGTGTGACTTCCATTTCTAAACAAACAGCAATGGCTTTAGCAAATACGTTATTGCTACACGATGAGCAACAACCAACAAAAGCACAAGCCACCTTTATGTCTAGATTTGTAGCATAAAGAAAGGAATGAATATGGCTAGATTACACTTAGGTGGACGAGACGCTGCCCGTGTGCATATGTACGGTACCATGAACATGGATACAGTCAATTTTATTCAAAATAGAATTGACAATATCACTAATCTTTATGGTGACCAAGCAATGTGGTTTCAAGATAAACTGCAACAAAGATTTAACGAAGGTGCTATTCGTTCTATCAATATTGCTCAAAACAATATGCGCTATAGCGGCGGCGTATTCGATGATGGTATCCGCCAAATGTTTAGCATTGATGACTTTAGGTCGGCATCACGTAATAACCAACGATACATTCTCTCCAATCCGTATTTCCAAAAAGAATACAGTAGTGGACGTATCGAAGGTTGGGGATTTGAAGAAGATAGATTCCCTAAACTCACAGGTGAAGATAATCCATATTACCAACAAGTTGTTGATGGTATGGTTCAATACGCTGATGAGAATTACGATGGTGAAGAACACGATGAGAAATTTGTGATTTATTCTAATGATGCATTAGATGAACTTCCTGAACTCTTAATGAATCAGAAAGTCATGGTACGCAATAACTGGAATAGATTCTACAGCATGATTTCCGAAGGTGAAGAAGACCCATCTAGTTTACATGGTGCATACCTTTAATATCTGATACAGACTACTACCACTAGTAATAGTGGTAGTAGCCTTTCTATAACTTTTATTTTTTAGGGTGAATCATGAAACCTAGAAGCAATAATCCAAAATTAAAACTGGTTCCTACTCTGGATAAAGAAGGGTGGTTACAATATGGTGAAAAGAATAAACTAGATAGATTGCTGGCTTATTTTTTTACTTCTGAAGCATCACAGTCTACATTATACTATGGTACTATACCCACCTATCAATCTATTGCAGCTGATAATATAGAAGACATTACAACTCTAAGAGAACAACTAGAAACAAATGTAACTGAATACCTAAGAAAGTATTTGGAAAGTGTGAATGTCGAAGTATATGTAACAACAGTAGATGGTGTGATTAAAGATATCCACGAATTAGAAGCTGAAAATGCAGTGGGTATTAAAATGAATATTCAATATTACGATAACGATAAATTCGTGGTATTTGAGAAGAATGTAATCTATAAAGAAGGTATCTTCAATTATGTATTGGATAAATTCAATACAGGTTTCTCTATTTCAGAAGATTACCGTGACCCACGTTAACTAACTTAAAGGAAATTAAAATGGCAGAATATAGCCTAGTAGATACAGCTAATGAATTATCAATAGTCCGTCCTGGTGAAGAGTTTAATGAACAAGCGGTTATGATAAATGGTATTAAACCAGTAATCGAATCATTAAACAATGAAGCAAAACTTAAAAAAGAATCTCGTTCTGTAATTAATGTACTAGAATACATTGATAACTTCCTACCAATGCATTGTGGTTATGTTACAGATGAAGATAGATTCACCATTGAAGATTGGTTAGACTTCGCCGGTGGCCCGTATAATGAAGTAGACTTAGTAGACAAAGATGGTAATGTTGTTGCTACTGTTCCGTCTATGTATCCTAACAATAGTTATGTATTGTTAAATGACGAAGTTGAAGAGATTGATGAGAGTGTTACTTCGCTAGGTCGTAAGTTTGAGATTATTAATAATACAGGTGATAACTATCGTACTATTTCACGTAAATCTCGTACAGATTTATACGAGAGTATGTTAGATAGATTTGATGGAAATGTCATTGAAGCACACAAAGCAAAATGGAATGCTTTCTTTGTGAAGATGGGATTATTCAAACCAACAAATGAAACTAATGAGCAACAAACTAATAGTGAAGATGATAGTATAGCTAATGGTGAATCTAATCCATTTATTTCTTACTAAAAACCATTTCTGAAGATTAGTTTAAAAGGAAGTGTCCAATGTTAAGACCACTTAAAATTAAAGCATTCGGTGATGTCCACAACGGACACTCTTCTACTCCTACTATTAAAATTTCAGAAGAGATACGTGAGTGTTTCCCTTATGGTAAAGATGCAGCAGGTACAGATATCTTAGTATTAGATGGTGACTGGTATGATAAGTTATTACCTAATAATCACCAAGATGCTATTGACACAGAAGTTACTATGTATTATCTGTTACGATATTGTAAAGACCATGATATTGTATTCTGTATTGTAGATGGTACACCTCTACATGATGCAGGACAGATTCAGAAGTTCTTACATATTAACAAAGAAGCTAAGATTGATGCTGAAGTTATTTTGGTAGATACTATTGATATTGTCTATATTTCCAAATACGATGTCAATGTATTATTTGTACCAGATAGACCAAGAACAACACCTCAAGAAACATTCAGTATTGTACAAGAGAAACTAAAACAACACAATATTGAACAAGTAGACTTTGCTATTATGCATGGTTGTTTTCAATATCAGTTACCAGAGTTAGCCCCAGACCACAAACACAATGAGGAAGATTACGAGAATATAGTGAAAGGCCCGATTATTATTGGACATATTCACAAACATTCCTCTAAGGGTAAGATTATTGCCCCAGGTAGTTTTTCTAGATTAACACATGGCGAAGAAGAGCCTAAAGGTTATATAGAAGTCATTCTACAACCATCAGGTGAATTTAAAGCAAAATTCATTGAGAATAAAACAGCCACTATTTATAAAACCATTAATATCACAGGACTTTCATTACAAGATTCCTTTGATAAAATCAGAAGAAATGTAGAACCTCTTCCTCCTCTATCTAGAGTAAGGATAGAATGTGAACAAGGTCATCCTATTTCTTTAGATAAAACATTTATGGTTTTAAAAATGGAAAACATCGATATTTATTGGTCGATTAAAGTCAATACAGATAAATCTATCATTGCTAATCAAGAAGAAGTATTTAGTATTGAAAATGATTATGTTCCATTGGTTATTAATCCTGATAATATTGAAGAACTAATTCTCTTAAAAGCTGAACAAAAAGGATATTCACCACAAGTGATTAAAACCATTCCAAATTACTTAAATGAAATTCTGAAAGAAGATTGAAATGAACTATGTGAATGAAAGAGAAAGAGGTCAACTTCCTTTATCTATTGGTACATCACTTGCATTTGAATCTATGCTAAACACCAGTGAGATTATCAAACACGATAAACCACTGTATGTAGGAAATGGTAAAGTGTGGATAAACATTAAAACACTTTACCGTAATATATACGGTTCAGTACATAGAGAAAACATTGATAGAACATCAGATTCTCAATTTGCAGATGCTATGTTTAGTGAGATTGATTTAATTAAAGATATCTGTAGAGAAGAAGCAAATGGTATTGAACCGGTATTCTATTGTCCAAACTATGTGAAGATAGATAATTTTAATAATGAAACTTTGTTAAGATTAGATAATACTTCACTACAACAAACTTATACAAAACGAATGACAAACTGTTTAAAGATAGTTTTGCCAGAGTTTAATAAGTCAAAAGAGTTAACCAATCCGAATAGAATACGAATATATGATAATTTTATAGAAGATATAGAAAATCAAAATACATTAATGATTACACATTATGCTTTTGATTTACTGTCTTTTAGAAAGTTTAAGAATTTAACTTTACTCGAAACCCATACAGGCAAAGCCAAAGGTAGAGAGTTATGGTATACAAAATATTACAATGGTAAAGATTTACCAGAGTTACCATTTAGGTTGGATTTACTAACTTTATTAGGCGACGGTACATTGTTTAGAAACAAAGTACCTAAGTTTAAAAAAGAAATTATCAGAATGGCTAAAGATTATCATTGGTCTAGTATTACTACCACGGATAAGATTAGACACAATATTTCTGATATCAAAGACCACCAGATAAGAATGAGACTATTAGCTTGTATTAAAAACGAATACTGTTAATAGTTTTATCACTTACTTATTCATGAATACAATTATTTAAACCTTAGTTTAAAGGAAAAGAAAATGGCTGAAAAGCAACAATTTAACCCAATGTATCGCCCTAATATTACCAATATTAACTTGACTACTCTTTGGGGTCGAAATGAAGAGAAAAGCGTAGCTTATTGCAAAATGTATGTTTCTGGTAATAAACTGCGTTTGAATATTGGCACTGGTTTGACTGAAGATAAAGCCAAAAAACAACCAAACATCCGTTTGGAAATTAAAGACGGTCAAGTACCTTCTTTCTTGGCTATCTTGGATATTCTTCGTGACCTTGCACTTCATCAAGACGATGGTGAAAAGAAAACCGTACAATGTCCACTTTATGGTTATATCAAAACCCGTGACATGCAAAAAGCTGAACGTAAACAAATTGCTACTATTCAAGTAGGTCGTACTGAAAAAGGTATCTACTACTTTACAGCATTTGATAACTACCATGGTAAAGTAATGTTCCCTCTGACATTTGAACGTGATATTGAAGTCTATAATGTTAATACAGGTGAACCAGCTGACGCTGCATGGAAATCCCGTTGCTATATGCTCTCTTGGGTTGAAACCATGAAACGATTAATCATCTCTACTTTGGTTCAAGAGTTTGTTGACCCAGATGCTAAGAAAGACGATAACAAGTCTGGTGGTAATCGTGGCTATCAATCTAACAATCAAGGTAACCAAGGTTCTAACCAATCTTCTGGTGGTAATAGTAATTTTGATTCTTTTGAAGATGACTTCCTGCCTTAATTAAATTTAAAGTTAAACTAGAGACTCTTTTCGGAGAGTCTCTAGTATTGTATAATATTTCTAGTAACTTACGGCGTTATACGTCTAAGTCGCTTAAAATTATTTTTATAATAATTTTAAGTATATAATATTATAATGGTGGTTGTTAGTAATAACATTCCACTTCTTTTAATTAAAAGGAAATCAAAATGAACTATCTTACTTTTGAAATGGACAGTACAAAGGCCAATGTACTTGTTCATTATCAGAATGAATCTGTGTCATTCTCAATGACCTACTATAAGAAAGGTCGAGATAACCATGATGTCATGGCAGCAGCTTCACCATTCTTGGAATTTAATGAATGGTTAAAGACTAAGCCAGCCGCATGGCACAGAGAGATTTTTGATATTTATAAAGATATCAAACAATCCATTCTTGAAATCAATGATGTTAATCGTTTGATTGGTGTGTTGAATAAACATTTTATTAAGATTTACGCTAAAGTGAATCTAGATGAAATGAAACACTGGATTACCCTCCCTAATACGCCAGTGTATGTTTCTAATAAAAAGGAAACCAATTACGACCCACAAACGACTTATGTCTATCAAGACTATTTAGACTTGGTAACCTATTCACTTGCATTACGGTTCGTTGCACCTATCTGGGGTGATATCCATAATCGGTTAAATAGTGAATTTGGTAAAGATGCTAAAGAAGTGTATTCGATGGAAATCTTATACGATACTTGCATGGTTTCTAATCCAGAGAAAAACTATATCTGTACAGCAGAGAATCGGTTACGTGAGTTTATTGCAAATACTAAACTGAAACTAGAGACTAATGCTGTATTGGTATCTGGTTTGTCAGAAGACGATTTCTATAATTACCTGTATTCTGTTATTATCTTGAAGAAGATTGCTCAAGGTGATATTTCCGGTAATGATGATTCGTACCATTTGATTGCACAAACTTATTTCTTCTTATCCAATAAAATCAAACAAGCTTCAAAATCATATGGTGCTGATTCTACTCAAATCCAAATGAAGAAGAATCCTGTAGAAGATAAGAAGGGTAATGAATCTAACTCCCAATCTGTATTAGATGTTGGATTTGTTCGTTCACGCTTATTGGCTGACGAGAAGATGTTCTTGAAATTAGCTATTTCAGACCATCAACGTTTGATTCAATCTTTGTGTCCAGATTTGCCTGAAGAGTTATACCTGGAATCCATGGATGACATCATGCAAATGAACACTAACTACAGCTACTTGTCGGAAGATAGACAGTACATGAAACCAATTCAAGATGTACAGTTAACCATTACTAAATGGGTAGTACATCGTTCAGTTAACACAGTGATTTTTGACCATTTGGAATTAAATGAACTGATTAACTTAATTGGTTTGGTTCGTGCTATTCTTTGGCATAAAGGATTTCATGAATTTGCAGCAGTTATTTCTGCTATTGCTCTGCAACCTAATCGTGATTCTACATTTGTTCAACCAAGTTATCGTAAGAATCTGGAAACAGGTTTATCCGAACGCTTGGCAAAAACATATGATTTAGGTGGTGTTACTAAATCAGAAAAACGCAATATGTCGTATATTGGTTGTATTGAATTAATCCATAAAGGATTGTTTGAATATAACTGGTTATTGACCTTACCAGAAAAATGGTTAGAACAATCTAATCTGGTTACTCGTGAGAAGCGTTTGATTCTACCTTCAGACATTCGCAATAAGATTGGTGAATTGATGTTGGTAGTTGAGTCTGAACAAGAATTTGTTCAAGATGAATTTAATTGATTTATATAATGGAGTTTCAAAATGGCTAATACATTTATTGGTTCGCATCGTAACACACCAATAACAGTAGATTATCTTAATCTTATTAAGGTAGCAGGGTACCAAGACCAATATCTACGTCCGAATGTTACTACAATGACAGGTGATGCTGTTGCTGAAATTGGTAACATGATTCGTAACTTCAATGGTAAGATTCCAGGTTCAGTGATTGCTAAGACAACAGCTAGTTTTATCTTGCCTACATCTCGTCCAGAGTCATTATCATTTGCAGAAAATGTAGCACCCAATGCAGTAGCTATTCCATTTGGTTGGAATGAAGACCGCTTTGTATTCATGATGCAAATTCGTACTACATCTGGTAATATTGAAACAACAGAATTGGTAACAGGGTATACTGACCGATTTGACGTAGCACGCACTAATCGTTATGTACAAAATACAGAAGATGTCATCATTGCACCAGATACAGTATTCTATATTAACTCTGTATCAACCATCGGTACACGTTATTTGAATAACTTTGCTATTCCGGTAATTAAAGATTCATTCTCTGTATTTGGTGGTGGTTTAGGTACAGGAACTTACCATAACCAAAATGCAATGAAAATGACTCCGATGAATTTGATTCAATCAGGTAAGATTAATAGTGTAGATGGTATTACTGATATTCCTGATAATAGTGGCGTTACGACTATCCGTAGTGACTATAAATCAGTAAGTGGTTATCCTACATTGTCTTATCGTAAGTTTAACTCACCTACTGCAATCACTTCAAAAATCATTGAGTCTTATAGCGACCAAGCGAAGTTATTTGCTAATTCAGGCAACTATAGCTCTGATGATGTATATAACCAAGCACGTGGTGCGTGTGCTGACCCAAGCATTACACAAACTAAGATTCTGACATCTATCTCTACCATGGGTGGTTCTAGCTCTACATTTGATTACAAATGGTTGCAAGCACTTGACCCAAATATTGATGATAAAGTCGATGTGTTTGATAGTGGCTACCATACTACGGAATATAGCGCTCCTTGGGATTCCCCTACACTGGAAACTCAAATGGCATTAGTTGCTTCTAACATGGTAACAACTTTGATGTTGAATTACTCGTTGCGTATGTTGGAATTCTCATCAACAAACATGATTGTAAATCACGGTGGATTTGGTTCTAATTCAAGTTCTACCATGATTTCTAATATCAGTGGTTTTGTAGAAAACATCAACTTTAATAACATCATTGGTTCTCTTGAGAATATCATTGGTGAAGAATTAGGTATGGTGTTATCTCAAGGTGGTGAGATTGGTTATTCTATCCATGTATCTGCTGAAATGAATGCTGATATCAGTATTACTATTTCATTCGAGGGTCGACCAGAAGAAATTTACATCTTCCCTTCATTTGCAGACTCTGCACTTTCACCGATGATTACAACCAATGCTAAAGTGTATCGTAACAATTCTCGTGATATTGGTACAGTAATGGATTTGGTTGAAGAAACCGTTATTGGTGCAAATGGTATCACTGGATATAGTGGTGGTATGGGTGATGTATTTGACCATATGCAATCTGGATATAACCCAGGTATTGCCAATACAGGTAATGTCTATTAATCTATAAGAGACAGCAAATGCTGTCTCTCTTTCTATAAAAGGAAATCAAATGAAATTTAATATGTTAGATGTCTACGACGCACTCTTAACTACTTGTGGTTATGTTGTAGATGAAAATGGTCGTGTACGTAAGAAATTTGGTAAAGAATTACCAGTATCAATAGAGATTGAAGGTGAAACTCGGTACTTGGTATTGCCTACACGTGAAAACATGACTTCACCTGATGTCATGAATTTCGTATTCTTCCACCCATTCCAAGAAAACTTGGTACGTGGTGAATCGCGTGTGATGTCATTTGTACGCCGTGAATTGAACCATTCTTATGGTGCTTCTGTTTCTGCACTGATGAGCGATATCGTAGCTATTTCATCTGGTACTGTAAACCACAGTGACTTAACTGTAGAACAACGTAAGTTTATCAGTTCTATCGGTAAAGTAGATGAACGGTTTGTAAAAGACTTTGATAAGATTATTAATAATCTGGCTAGTCGTAAATCCCGTAATACTCCAGTATATCTTTCTCTACGTAAAGGTGTAAATTGGGGTGGTAAAACACATTCACGTGCAGCTATTTGGTCATCACCATTACTGGAAGAAGTAATGACTTGTATTGAACAAGTGAATAAAGGCACTCAAGCTACTCCTAAGATTTTAGGTGTGTCTGTTCGTAAAGGTGATTTGAAAACATATGAAAACTTGTGCCGTGCATTCTTTGGTAACATCGATGAAAAGAACCACGAGTTCTATAGTTCATCAGATGCTACTGATGCACCATATTGCGAAGCATTTGTTCGCTCATTGTTGACATTGCCTAAACGACTGAATGCCATTTCCGATATGTTCTATACTGGTAAAGGTATGGTTCATGCTAAAGAAGTATCGAAAGAGTGTCATGAAGTTACTCACATCGATATCGATTGGTTGGAAGAATTGGTAAAAGAAACAGAAACAGGTACCTTTACAGTACGTGATTGGCGTAAAGAATACCTGCTGATTCCTTTGCAAGATGGTAATGAAGGTGTAGCAGCTGTAACTAAAGAAGAAGTGAAACAAGAAGCTCCTTCTCGTAGTAAATACGGTGCAGTTACAGAACAGGTAAGTGGTCACCCTGCTAGTGTACCTCCAGCAGCACCTGTAGCACAACCTGTACAAACTCAACCAGTTCAATCAACACAGCCAGTAGCTACACCAGTGGCTCAACCTCATCAAGCAGGTAACCAGTTCATCCAACGTCAAGAACCTGTACAATATGTACAACAATATCAGCCAGCTCAACAGGCACAACCAGTAGGTAATCAATTCTTACGTCGCCCAGAACCAGTACAACAGTATCAACCAAACAATGGTCAATACAGTGGTTTCCAAGCGCATCGTCAGAATCAGATTAATAACCATTACCGACAATTCGTTGCACCAGCAGCAGTTAACGGATATGTTCCTGGACAATCACACACAGTGAATGTAAACAACAATAATGGTTATGGTTATAATGTTAATCGTGGTTATAATGGTGCTACTACCAATTATAACAACAATAACTATTTTAACCGTAATGGTTCTGCTTCATTGTTTGGTACTCGTAAACGATAAGTAAACGATAAATAGTAATAACTAGATACACTACCATGTGGTAGTGTATCTAGATTACTATATATTTTTTTAACATGATATTATCTAGGAGTAGTTCTATTTAACTAGCTGTCCGTTTTACAATTTGATTATGGTAAGAAAGTAAACTATTAATTAATTCAGAACGAGGAATCTTAATTGTTAACTTATCTTTTTTATATTCACTAGGTGATGAATAACCATTAATTCTCATTGTAATCCAGTGATGTTGTACTGGTACAGCTAAGTTTCTTAACAAGCCGTAGAAATCGTATTCAAAGCGATTTGCGTCAATAGGAGAGATTGTTTTAAATTCCTCAATATTTTTAGGATCACTTAAGATAGATAAATGATCCTCTAATACTGTTTTAAAACTTTCAGATACGTAATCGCCATCATCGAATGTAGAATCAAGTAATGATGATGCCATTTGTAAAACCTTTCAGGTATATATTATTAAATTGGAAGAAATAGAATAGTATTATTCTATCTTTTAGTATAGTGAAGCACTTATAAAAGGAAACCAAAATGACTGAACAAATTGAAACAGTCTATAATGAAAACGACATACGGTTAATTGGCGCGACAGCCTTTAATCCGTTTAGCGAATACACGTCTTCATCACGTGGTCAAATGCAGGCAAACGCCATTTCACAACACTATGTGATTAGTGGGTGTAAGCCGAATATGATTCAAACTGGTGCGGATATAGAGTATGGTAGATTCTCTAATTCCATTACCACACCCCATAACATGGTAGTATTTTCGATTGTAAACCGCTATATTCCGTCCCAACATAACGGTATTCAATTGAACCCACAACAAGTCGTTATCTATCAAACATTCGACGAAGGTTCTCGTCCATTATTTGGTATTATCGATATCACACGTTTTAGTTCATCACATCCTAAGTTTGGTTTTGAATATAAACCAACAGAAGAAGCACAACAGATTCGTGTCGGTAACAGTATTCCAAAAGGAACAGTATTATACGATACACCTGCAAAAGATAAACATGGTTTGTATTCACCAGGTATTGATTTAAATACTTTATATTCTTCCTTAGAAGGCACGATTGAAGACTCGATTCTGATTGCAAAAGATGTTGCACCATTACTTAAAACCAAAACATTTACCACACGTGTATTTGAATTAGGTGAAAAAGAATTCCCATTGAATCTTTATGGTGATGATGACAACTATAAAGTCATGCCAGATATTGGTGAATACTGTATTCCTACAGGTCAAGCATATTCGGGTATTGTCATGGCAAAACGAGAATATCGTCCAGACCTATTACCCATCATGTTTACAAAGAAATCTACACGAATCTTCGATTCAGTAACAGATGTACCATTGGATGGTAATGGTCAAGAGGCTCGTGTAATCGATATCATTGTATACAAACAACCTAAGACCAATACAGCTGTAGCACCTAAAGTCATGGAACAATTGGATAAGTATGCAAATGCTTATCGTGATTTCTGCGAACGCATTGTTAGCGAATATCGTAAAATCATGGCTAAGACTAATGGTAATGCAGAGTTTACAGATGACTTTGACCAATTGATTAAACACTGTATGGCAATTACCAATGAACAAACCAATGATGAACGTACACGTAATGTACCTATTCAAAAGGTTTCAAACTTCAATCGTAAGTTAGATGATATCACTATTATCGTAACAACAGAATACACGAAAGAAGTAGGACCAGGTTTTAAAATCACAGGTCTACATGGTAACAAAGGTGTGATTGCAGATGTGGTTACAGTAGAACCATCTCAAATGCCATTTGACCCTATCACAGGTATTCGTGCAGATATTTGTATTGGTGTAAACTCTACATTTAACCGGATGAACCAAGGTCAGACTTACGAAGTTAGCTTAAAAGCAGCCATGCTGGAATTGAAACAATGGGTGTGTAATACAGTTAACCTAAATGAGTCTACGCCTAATCTACGTGATAAAGTGATTCGTCTTCCACGTGATGTGCTTGAACCTATCTTTGCGCGTCTGGAAAGATTCTACGAAATCTGTTCAAACAAACATTACGATTTCTATAAATCAATGTCATTCCAAGAGAAGACGGTAGATTTGTACCACATGATTCACGAGACGCCAATCATCTGGATGCCTCATGGTAATAATCGTCGTATGTTGCATGTATTTAAAGCATTAAAAGAAGAAGGTTTCTTATCAGATCCAAACTGCTTAAGATTCTGGAATCCTTATAAACAATGTTTTGAAGATACAGCTACACCACAACGTATTGGCCCACAATACTATATCTGTCTTGAAAAGATTGGTGATGATGCAGCCGCAGTATCTACAGCAGCAACACAACCAAATGGTATTATTGTTCCATTAACATCTAAAGATAAAACTACACAACAAATCCGTAAACAGGCTACTAAGTTCCCAGGTGAGTCTGAAGGTCGTTTGTTAGTAGGTAGTGGTCCTTCTGGTTTAGCAGCAGTCCTACATGACCGTTCTAATAATCCAGAAACTGTTGATAAAATCTTAACAACGATTTATACAACAGACAGACCAACAGATATCGACGATGTAATTAATCCTAATGAGATTAATATTGGTGCAAATAGACCATTGCAAATTCTTCGACATTTTATCCAAACAAATGGTACGAAGATGGTGTATGCTCCATTCGACCCAAGTCAACAAGTATTGTCTAAAATCGATCCGATTACAGGTGCAATCTGTATGGAAATTGATGAGAGTGATGATGAACAACCTAAACAAAAAGGTAGTAGGGGTAATAGTAATCAACAATCAAATGACGATGACGATGATAAAGAAGTAGACTTGGATGGAAATTCAGATGATTCAAATGATTCTGATGATTCCGATTCAGTTGAAACTGAAAGCAACGATAACGACTAAAAAATGAATAATAGGTCTGATATATATTATTAATATGTTAGACCTGTTATTTTATAAAGGAAAACAACATGCAATTAGCTGCAAGGAAAATACTAGATGCAAGTCCTGTCGATGTATTAGAGAACTTTGTCGGTAAGTTTAAACTACAGTTTGACGATGGCGAAGTAATCGATACAACAGGGACACAAGTTGCAATCTCACGATACGGATGGGAAATCATTAAAAAGTTTCCCAATGTCCCAATCACTAAAGAGCATTTTATTTCATCTTACATGAAAGACGAACTCTCTTTTACACCAACGTCGTTTCGTTTATTTCTTTCTAAGATTGTAAACAGTGTATTTGATATCTATCCAATGGATACCAATGAGAAAGCATGGGCATTACAGTCTGAAGTATGGGAAGAATACATGAGGGCATTTAACGATATCTTTAATGATGTACAAATTCATCGTGCAAAATACCATATGTCGATGAATATTGAAGACATCTTAGATATTGAATTTGACCCTGAAATTATTAAGATTAAGAAGGATTATCCAGTTAACGCTAATACGGTAAAAGACCCACATTACATTGCCAGTATCTATAAGCGTAAGCAAAAGGTAATGACTTCAGAAAGACATAAGTTCAATAACATTTCCATCATGATGCGTTCAAGTGTAATTAAGATTCCACAATTGATGCAATGTTTTGGACCACGTGGTTCTGTAACGGATATTAACTCCGATATCTTTAACGAACCTATTCAGGATGGCTATATGGATGGTTTCCACAGATTGTACGATAGATTAATTGAATCACGTACAGCTGCAATGTCTTTGAATAACCAATCTGCTCCGCTTAAGTTTACAGAGTATTTTTCTCGTCGTGTACAATTCATTGGCATGGAGTTGAGAAATCTACATTTTGGCGACTGTGGTTCTGAATACTATTTTGAATTCCAGGTACGTGATAACCGAGATGGTTATGTGATTTCAGATTTGGAATTCCTAGAAGGTATGTACTATGTTGCCGATGAAGTAGAAGTAAATGGTAAATTAAAACCTATCTTAAAACCTATTAAGAAAACAGACCATCACTTAATTGGTAAACGAATTAAAGTAAGAACTATCTTTGGTTGTCAGCATTCTGACCCACAAGGTGTATGTTCTACCTGTTTTGGACAAGCATCACGTAGTGTACCAAAATATCGTAATGTAGGGCACTTTGCTATTATTTCGTTTACACAAATTATTACGCAGTTAGTACTGTCTACAAAACACCATACTTCTTCAGCTATTGGTGCTTTGATTGAATTGACTGACCACGTACAGAAGTTCATGAAAATCATGAAAGATGGTCTGGCTACTGGTTTGAAAGACGACATTAAGAAGAACTTTACTTCTATTAAATTAGTCATTTCCGAAGAAGCTATTGATGGTATTTCTGATATCAGTAATGTACGCGATGTAGGTGTATTGTCAGCAAGACGTACTTCACACATCAATCGTATTAAACTTCTGTTTACTGCAAAAGATGGTTCCGTAACAGAAGAGATTATTGATGTTGTTCCAATTACAGACGTAGGTTATCTGTCTATGGAAACACTGAAGTACATGAAAGATAATGGTTGGACGATTACCGATGATGGTATGGTAGAAATCGAGATGATTGATTTTGATACCAATCGACCAATTGTTGAAATCACTCCGAAACAATCCGATATGTATAAATATGCAAAAGGATTGGAAAAGATGATTAAGTCTTCAGTTAAAGAAATTAAACAGCGTGCTATTTCTGTAACACCTGAAATGTTCTTAATGGAATTATCAGATGCAGTGAATAGTAAACTGGGTATTAATCTATCAATTCTTCAGGTATTAGCATATACTATGCTAGGTACGGATATTGTGAATAAAGACTTCTCGCTACCTAAACCACATACAGGCCATGGTGTGGGTACGATGGACCAATTAATTTGGGGTCGTAGTTTGTCTGGTGCTCTTTCTTATGAAAAACAAGGTAGGACATTGGCAAGCCCTAATTCCTATATCCACACGAATAGGTCAGATTGTCCTATGGATGAATTCTTCGTCCCAGAACAAATGGACTTGGAATACTTTAATCTATTAGAACAACCTGAATATACCTATAGTGATTTGATAAATAAACGTTAAGATAACACCACCCCTTCCTCCATAGGGGTGGTGGTTATACACCTTTATGGAGAATAACACATGACAGCAATGAAGATTGAAGTCTATCCGTTACAGGTTATTATATATCCTAGAAATCCGGATGACAATAATCAGGTTCGCGCATTTGCAAGAAACTACTTGCGATGGAGCGAATACTACGATAAAAGACAAAGAAAAAAGGTACGTGTACCCATGGCAGGGTATGTATTTTTTACTAACGATAGACGTGAAGTAAGAATCATGCGTACTATGCTAAATGATTTAATCGGACACTTGAAAATGTTCCGATATAGAGAAGGAATTGATTTTCAGATAGAATACAAAGATATTAATAATATTGTGGATGATTACTATCCTACTATTAAAGAAGGATGGAATCCACGTGGTGAACAACAAGATGTCATTGATTTTTTGTTAGGGTTTGATTCTGGTTGTGTACTAGGACATCTACAAACAGGACAAGGTAAAAGTCTTATCTCGATGTTTGTTATCGAAAAGATGAAAGAGCGATTTGTTGGTATCATGCGACCACAATACTTAGGTAAAAACCAAGACAGTGGTTGGATTAAAGACTTTTATAAAACTTACGATATTGATTTAAAGAAAGACTTAATCCGTATCCAAGGTTCTGATGAGTTAAAATCATTTATCAATATTTGTTTAGCAGAAAATAGAAACCCTTATAAAGCTGTTTTAATTTCTTCTAAGACTCTAATGAATTTTATTAAGTATTACGAGGAATACAGTTTAGAAGAATTTAAAGATTTAGGGTTTAACTGTACACCGCAGGAATTTCCAAAACTACTAGGTGTAAACGATTTAGTGATTGATGAAGCTCACTTTGACCATCATCTAAACTGTAAGTTTGTTTCTTACTTGGGTGCTAAAAGAGTATTTGGTTTATCAGCTACACCAGTGGCAGATGATAAATTTGTAGACAGAATGTCTAAACTACTTTTCCCAGTAGAGAGACGTTATGTGCAAAAAGTACATGTATCTTATATTCAGCCTATAGCATTTAAATATAAGCTAGGTAGTTTAAACGGTATTCGTATTGAAGGTTTTAGAGGATATTCTCAAACAGCATTTGAGAAATCACTCATGAAGAAGAAAACATTATTGAAGCAATACTATAACATGATTGTTTCAATTATTGAAGACATTCATTTCCCTAAATACGAAATCAATCCAAATTTTAAATTACTGATTACAGTAGGTACAATTAAGATGGCAAAAGACTTAGCTAAGTATCTATCTGAATTATACCAGAATAAGAAAGTAACCAGTTACGTTGAAGATGATACAGTAGATAACTTATATACAAGTGATATTTGCGTATCTACAGTATTAGGTGCAGGTACTGGACACGATATTCCAGAACTGGCTACTGTTATCATGACTAATGCTATTAATTCTACGCAAACTAATCTACAGATTGCTGGTCGTTTACGTAAACTATCTCAAAACGTAGAACATAGTTTTGTTTATTTAGTCTGTGATAATATTCCATCCCACCGTAATTATGATATAGCCAAAAGAACCCGTATCTTTAAAGGCAAAATGCACCCTGTAAAAGATATAAGTTATGACAACATTTTAACATAACTTATTTATAACCCAGGGAATCGACAAAATGTTACTTACTCAAAAAACTATAGGGAAATTTAAAGTGAAACAACCTAAACCTGAAATTCCAGTTTTTCGCAATATTGATAAACGTATCTCCCCTACAATTGATATGTTGTACCAGATTAGTAAGAATGGAGAATTCTTTATAACCGGTAAATCTTACCGTGGAAATAAAATGCCTTATGATAAGCAAATACGTATTTATGTTTACCATAGTTTGGCAATGACTCCTATTCCTATCCGTACTTCATTTAAACATTTTAATTCAGTTGTAGATATTTACGAAGACCATGAAAAAGGTATTGAGTTTACAGATATCTATATTGCACGTAGTAATACATATGTCGATTACATGGCAATGGGCAAAATAATTGGTGTTTGTGCAAAACAGATTAACCAGATTTTGAAAATCAACAATTGCTCTAACCAAAGAATTAAAGATACGGTTTCTACATTGGTAGATAAACTACAAAAAGCTCTTCGATAAAAAGACTATACTACTAGACTACCGATTAGGTAGTCTAGTAGTAATAGCATTATATTTATTTTTAAACCTATATTATTAAATTGAGAATTGCCTCTTAAACTTTATATAAAGGAAACTAAAATGGAAAATTACACTTTGGAAAACTTCGTATTGACTGATGTAGAAAAAGAATACATTAAGAAGTACGATGGTTTTGATTTCTACTACGCTTATACCGATGATGTTAGTGTATATCGCGCAGCAGAAAAACATCACAATGAATTGAAAGAACAAGGTGATAAAATGATTGCCGATAAAGTTCGTTTGAAATTCATCAATGAGAATACACGTAATCTTCTTCACAAGTTGAAAGACCAGTTGAAAGACCAAGAAAAAGATAAACAATAAATACAGTATTTAAGTTAATTAATAAAAAATAACATAAAACGACAATCCTCTATTCCTGTTAGCGCAGGAATAGAGGATTATACATGTCGCGGAAAGGAGGTAAAAAT